TTGGGCTCTTGGGCCAAGTACCCATCCTTTTCTATATTCGCATATCTGATATGTTTCATGAAGGCGGGCCAGCTGTTGGGGGATATGCTTCTCGTAAAAGTCGATCGTGCCTATGTGCCTATTGTAAGCAGAGAGGTCTTTTCTTGCGCTCTCAGAGTAGATCAATCGTTGTCTGACCTCTTCCGTTATGGTGATCTGTTCTTCTCTTTCAAAGGTCTCTAAGTTGTGGCGTGCGGCTGTGATATCGGCGTTCATGGGTTCTCCTTGGTGGGGTTAGGTGCCGGCCCGAAGGCCGGCGGGTTAGGGTTATGCTTGTTCAATATAAAGTTTTGCGATTGCAATCGTTGCGGGTTCGTTTTTATCGAAGACAAACCGCAAAATCTTTTCAATGTTTGCATCGATAAAGTCAAACAATTCTTGTGTTGTGACTTCACCTTCTAAATATTGTTTACGAACGATACCAGCGAAATCTCTAGATACAATCATTTCAATCATGATGTTTTTATATTCTTGGTTTTGGTTCAATAGTTCGTATGTCATGGTCATGTTTGCCTCGTTTGTTTGTTGTTTATAGCTTCATGCTATGTATGTATTATATGTAATACATTTAAGGATGTCAACAATAAAAGCAAAAAAAAGTGAAATAAAATCAATTTTGTTATATATATACCCTTGAAGAGGTGTTTATGAAGGTGAAACAGTTCGTCAAAGCTATGAGTGAGGACGACGAGAAAGACGGTTCGAAGCTGTCTTTTATCGCATCAACGGATCGAGCGGATCGATATGGTGACATAATTGATCAGCGTGGATGGGATTTAGAGGCATATCGGGCGAACCCTGTTATCCTGTTGAACCATGATCACCAGAGCCTACCGATCGGGCGTGGAGATGTGCGATTGACTGAGGCCGGCTTGGTGATCGATGTCGAGTTTGACATGGCTGACCCAAGAGCCGCAGAGATCGCCGGTAAAGCTGAGCGGGGTTTTATGAATGCGGTTTCAGTTGGCTTTGCGCCGCTTAAAGCCACCCCACGGGCTCAGCTCCCCTCTGAACACTTCGCATATTCTAAATCGGGCGGCCAGTTCTTCGAACAGGCGGAGCTCTTGGAAGTCTCGATCGTAACCATTCCAGCCAACGCCGACGCCGTCGCAATAGCCGCAAAGAATATCGGCTTTGACTTGAAGGCATACATCAAAGAACAAATTCAAACGGAGATCAACGCCATGCCAGCGCCAACCGTATCAAAACACATTCTCGATGTCATCGAAGACGAGAACACCGTAACCGTCGTATTTGCCAAGCATGGCGAAGAGATGGAGATGGAAGAGGAAGCCATGAAAGAAGAAGACGAGGAAATGGCTTACAGCGACGAAGACAGCGAAGAGATGAAAGGTTCTCATAAAGAGGAAGAAGACGAGGAGATGAAAGCCCTCGTCAAAGCATTATTAACACACGAAGGAGACTATTAAATGTCTGATATTAAGAGAGCGAAAGAGATAATTGATGGTCTCGTTCGCACCCAAAAATCAAGCGGTGATCGCCTTCAGAACATCGAAAAGCAAATCGATGATCTGAAAACTGCTCAACGCCTGATCGATGAATCAATCCAAGCACCTGCGCCCGTTTATGCGGATGAGAGCGAATTGCGCTCTTTCGTCCGTGAAGATGGATCCGTCCAATGGTCAACAGAAGTTAAGCACTACACAAACGCCCGTGGGCACCGTGTAAGCGTCGAAGAGAGTGGCCTTCTTGACTCTGAGTTTGCCTGTTCAGATTGGCATTCAGAGTTGAAATCAATCGCATCTGATCGACACCTTGCCCGTTTGCTGATGTCTGATCCATACACCCCAAAGCTCGACGCTCGACTTTATCGTCATTTGAAAATGGCCCCTCGTGCCCTTCAGCCAGCGATCACCAAAGCATTCAATGATCAGTCTGGAACCGGTGCGGAGTTCATTCCCGATCAGTTCATCTCAGATCTCTATCAAGAGTTTCAACTTCCAAAGCGATTGCGTGGACTTCTCACCCGTGTTCAAGCGGACAGAAACACCCTATTGATCCCACGCCTCAACCGTGGCGGCCGTCCTTACATCAAGGGCGAGATCACTGTTGATAGCCCCTTGGCACAATACACCACAAGCACCCCCGCAACTGGTCAGAAGACAATCAATATCAAAGGCCTCGCTTCAAGCTATGTTCTCGATGATGCAGCTGTTGAAGATGCGGCTTTGGCTGTTCTTCCGATCTTCTCTCAGCAGATCGCTCAAGATCTTGAGGATGCTTTCGAAGACTGTATGATCAACGGTGACACCGCCGCAACCCATCAAGACGATATCGCCAATTGGAATATCCGTCAGCGTTGGGGATCTGCCGGCCTTGGTGGATCAGCTGATCACCGTCGAGCATTCAACGGTATGAGAGCCGCAGCATTTGATCAAAGCAACACCGCCGCCAAATCTGGCGCTTCTCTTGTTGTCGCTGATCTTCTTGCGGGTATGTCTTCACTCGGTGAGCTTGGCGCCTCAAACCTTGTTATGGTTGTCTCTCCTGAGTTCATGATTGAAAGCCTGATGGCTCTTGACGAAGTTGTAACCATTGATAAGTTCGGCCCCGCTGCTTCTGTTCTCAGTGGTCAGATTGGATCGATCTTCAATGTTCCAATCGTTATGTCTCGTTTCCTCAGCAATGACCTCGCCACAACCGGCCTCTATACTGGTTCAGGCGCTACGACTGGCTTCTTGTTGTTCAACGCTGCGAGCTATTATCTCTATGAACGCCGTGGAATCGTTGTCGAGCAAGATAAGGACATTTCAGCCGGTGCGATTCGCCTTGTTGCGACATATCGAGCTGTCATGGGATCACCTGATCAAAGCACCACTAAGAACACCTTCTTTGGCTTTAATTACTAGGAGAAACCATGATTTATCTTACTTCAAATCTGACACATGCAGCCGGTGACGGCGCAACAGAAACTTATATCACCTTGCCGATTGCGGCTAAGTTGAATTCTGTTCGCCTTTGCCCCGATGTCGCAGTAACCGCAAACAATACCAATTATGTAACCGTTAAGGTTATTGACAATGGAGCGACTGATATCTTTGAGCAAAATACTCAAATTTCAGGCGGTGGAGATCTGACAGCTGGAACACCGATCACCGTTACACTTGACGCCGCAGCGGATTATGATTTCGCAGCTGGTGAAGTTGTGCGCTTGCGTGTCGTTGATTCAGCTTCTGGCGTTGATTGCGCTTTCAGCGTTGTTTATGAGTTCGCACCTGCTCGCTCTGTTTAGGTTCTGATTATGTCTTTGGTATCGCTGTCAACTTTTAAAGAGTACTTGCCAGAGGTGGCAGGTTCTGACAGCGATACCGAGCTTCAGAACATTCTTGATCGTGTGGAAAGTGCGATAGCGGGTTATATCGGCTTTCCACGCTTTCTCTCTTCTGGCAATGTTCAGCCTGTATTGGAAGATCAAACATACACACTGTACATTGACCACTCATTGCCCGATCTGCCTTATGTGCTACCCTTGCCAATCCGGCCGGTGGTTAGCGTGACCTCATGGCACAGCGATATCGATCGCCTTTATGGATCGGATACCCTTGTTCCAAGTGATGAATATGACTTAGACAAGGAGAACGGGCGAATAATAATCAAGAGCACATCAGGCGAAGCCATAGAGCAAGGATATCGGGCAAATAAGGTCGTTGTCGTTGCTGGCTTTGAGAACCCCCCTGATGATCTCGAACATGCTATCTGTGTCTATGGTGCGCACCTACAAAGGGCGAAGAGCAGCCAAGGCAAGAAGAGCACCACCCAAAGAAATGTGACGATCGCATTATCTGATCGAACCATGCCGCAGGAAGTGAAAGACCTAGTCAATCCATATCGGGTTTTTAGGCGGATCCTGTGAGTATTTCCTTTGATGAATTTAATAAAAAATTAGGTTCAATGGAGGGCAGATTGGCCAAGAATATCAATAAGGCCATGAAAGCCAACGCCCTCAGGATGGAAGCGGCGGCGTATATAAACGCTACATCATTTCCACGGGTGATCGATAACCGTTTGAGAGGTTCGATCACGGGAACGGTGATCAACTTCCAAGAAGACGACTATTTGATTTTGAGAGCTGGCGGTATAACGGCACCAAACAGGCCATTTTCGGAGAGTGCCGATGTGGTTTACGCAGCCATTCAAGAATTTGGTGGAAATACAGACATGGAAGGCGGCGCACGATATATCAAACCAAAGTTTTATTTGAAGCGTGCACGGGACAAGATAAAGCCCATCTTTGAAAGGGACTTAAAAGCGGCCGCAGAGGCAACGCTTAAAGGTGAATTGTACTGATGCCACAGTCCCCAATCATAAGGATCGAAGACGCCATTAAAACCACAATAGCCGCCGATTATTCGAGTGGCTATTCTGGGTTAGACCTTACAAACAAAGTTGTAATTGGTGAGGTTACAGAGCCGCCCACGGTGCCCTATGCAACGATTCAATTCATTGACTTCATAGAGGAGCACGGGCAGACGCTCGGGCGTTACCAAGGAGACGCTGAGTTTAATATTGTTTGTTATTGCGGCGGGTCTTCTGCTCATGTCGATTCACGACGAAAACAAGCGGTGAATTTAGCGTCTGATATCATCAAGTCGATCACCGCCAATAGACTCCTCGGCTTCACTGATGGCATCGTGGACGATGTCAAATGTTCTTTTCTTGCCCGTGACGGCGACAAATACGGGATCCCAAATGTGGGGATCGCATACATAAGATTGATGGTAACCCGCCAAACGGATCGAGGTGATTAATGGCGACTTGGGCAGACGATGCATTCACTTATCGGATACCAATATCAATCCCCGTTTATACTGGCGGCGGAGCTACAACGGTTGATGTAAATGTGGAAATATCGCCGGATTGGGATGTCTTCTGGAACAACATTCAATCCAACTTTTACGACATCAAAGTTTACACGGCAAACGGTGAAAGTGAAATTGACTATCAAAGGGCAACGGGCGCCAACTACAGCTCCAGAACGCTAACCCTACAGCTTGACGATGTGGACATTGATGATCAGTCAAGTACATCTTTGGTTTATCTCTACTTTGGGGATCCCTCAGCAGCCACAGATCCAGAGGCTTCTTTTACTCCTTCTTCACCTGTTGATGGTTACATTTGGATCGGCCGCCCTGTTCGATTGGTCAAGCCTAGCCTGAACAACAGCGGGCGAACAGAGCCCGAGGTGGTATTTACCAAAGAGGAAGGCGAGAAGATCGATATTTGGTTCGATGTCCGGCCCTTATTGGCCTCATATGTGGACCCTTACAATAACCGCCTAGGCTATGAGGCTATTAAGCGAATACAGCCTAAAAGCCTTGATAGCAGCGGCACAGACAGCACGGGCCGATATTCAACCGATGACACATATTTTTTAAACGGTTATGCGAGTGTTAGAGCGATCGGCGGATCAAGCGGCACGGATTACGCCGTGGGTCTTGACATCTACACTACAAACGGGCAAACTTTCAAAGTTAGATGTTTACTAAAAGTTCAAAATCTCTTACCAGCTTCATAGGGGTACAAAATGGCAATTCAATTTGGGCGTAGCGCTTATATCGG